TTACTGAACAATGAAGGGCTTTAGGAAAGCCTCTATGGCTGCGTGGACGTAGTTTCCGAGGATCAGGGCCTCCTTGTCTTCCTTGACGCGCTCCACGGGCTCCTCGTACTTCAGGAAGTAGTATTGAGGGCATTTGCGGAGGGCTCGCAGGGATGAGTTTGTCAGGAGAGACTTGTCAGAAATACTGTTAGTTTTTTCTGACAGCTCTGCGTGCTTTACCTCTTTCCGGGCGTAGTTGATGCCGTCCACAGATGCCCGACCAGCGCAGAGATTGAACATCTCACAGGTGCTGTACTGATGGCAGGCATCTGGGTTCTTTGGCCAGAGGGCATTGCGGCGGTTGTACAGGATGACCTGCGACTGAGACCATGCGTCCTTCATGTACGCCTCGAGGTCACGATTGGATCGGACGATCTCACGCTGGACGAAGTAGTTGAAGGGATCACTTTCGATCTCATCGTGAAGGCGGACGTAATACTCATCGGGAGTTTCCTTGCGAGTGACAAGCGAGTAGCCGTCATCCACGCTGGCCGACTCACGCCACTTTTTGCCGTCCTTGGTGCGGACGCGCTCGCCTTCGAGGTTGACTACCTGCTTGACGCCGTCGGCATCGAGAACTGGAACATTGAGGGGTCGGTTAGCGGGCTTGCGCATCACGTTGTACAGCACGCTGCGGCACTCGGGGTACTGCCGAGAAATGTCGATGATGTACTTACTTATTTGTGTGTCCATTACGAGAGCTGCCCAGTAGTCCGAATCAGCGCCAATCTGGTCGCTGGTCGTCTTGTGCTCCAGCAGCTTGATCTCCCGGGTGGCACGATGACGGAGGACGCCATCCTTTTTGCCAGCCTCAAGGAAGGTCTTAGATGATCCGCCCGTCTCGGGGTTCAGGAGCTCGAATGCAAATTCGCTCTCCACCTCCAGAACATCGTGAACCTCCAGCACAGGCAGGAAGGCGTATGTCCATCGAAGGAACATCGCCTCCGCCTTAGCGGTGATGTAGTCGCGCTGGACTGGGAAGACGGAGCCAGCATCGCTGATGGCTTTTGAGAGGGTGATTGTGTCGATTCCTGTATACATGGGATTTATTGGGTTAGATTAGTGATTCTTCGCCTCGATTTCGGTGATGTAAAAATGGATTCCTGCGGCGCATTCTTGTGTGAAATCCTCGCACCATTCATGTGCTACAACCCTCTCTCCAGCCTTATAGGTAAGAGGTTTTACACTGCTGTTTGTATCACTATTGCTTTTAGCAGTTTTGCCTTCCGAGATTTCCAATACATCGGCGTACTCAGCGCGGCATTTTCTGCCAAATGCGTGAGATCGTTTCGCATCTTTGGGAATAAGTAGTTTGACGATTTTACCGTATTGGCATTTCTTCCATCCAATCAAGTCACCTTCCCCGAGAATGCGGGTTCTGGCGATAACAAGATCCGCATTCAAAGCACCGGACAGGTTGGCACCGGACAGGTCGGCACGGGACAGGTTGGCACCGGACAGGTCGGCACTGTACAGGTTGGCACGGGACAGGTCGGCACTGTACAGGTTGGCACCGGACAGGTTGGCACCGGACAGGTTGGCACCGGACAGGTCGGCACGGGACAGGTCGGCACCGGACAGGTCGGCACTGTACAGGTTGGCACCGGACAGGTTGGCACCGGATGAAATTGCCATTTTGAGCAATGCGAGAATTGAATCTGCATCTCCCTTAAACAGCACTTTGGATGAATCTAAACGATGGGTAATTTGAAGTTTCATTTATTTATGAATTGATTGATTGATTAACTTTCGAGACCCAAAATAACCCAACCACAGAAACTGTCGAGAAAAACTTTCAATTATTTTCATGGGCCACAGACGCCCATGAATACTAGCTCTACGACCTAATACTTGTACGTCGTCTTCCCGAGTTTCTTGCGAACTGGCGTCCCGGAGTGCTTTCCTGAGAATTTCACATTGGATAGGTTTTCCTTGTAAACCTTGGGGTCGATGGGTCTTTCCCAATCACCTTTCCCGGCCCCCCAGCTCATTTGAGATTTTGGAATGATTTCACTCATAGGATATTGTCTTACGTTGTAATTTCTTCGCATCCGCCATCTCCGCCAGTTGAGCGGTATTTTCGGGTGATCCCGTCGATTCCTGTGGTGGAAAACTCTTTCGGGAATGCTTGGGTTATCGGATTTAATGTCTCGTCGAAGTCGCGATCGTATTTCCCATACTCTTTAGAAATTCCTGAGTTCCATGCCTGCTTCAGCCCTCCCGAGCCAGCGCTGGCTGTCCTCTTGCCATCCACCCACCATTCCAGCACAACCTCGCCGTCAGAGATGATAGATTTTGTGGCATCGCGAGCCATGGAGCGCATGACGAATGGCCATACGAACCACTTGTAAAGACGAGAGAACAGCCAGTCTTTCATTTGGGAATGCTCCCTCGTCTGGCAATTTCGTCGTTAATGCAGAAGACTGCCTTGCGCAGGTCTTCAACAGCATTTTTTTTCAGGTCACAGCGCCAGATGTATTTCATGGCATTTCCAAGATTGAATCCCATGTGGCGAGTAATTTCGATGCACTCGATTCCAGATGGGTGAGATGTATAGTGAGGAGGGGCGTTGACGAGGTCAACGGGTTTCGGGCCTGAGCTCATGTGATTGATTAAGTTTTGGTTTTAATTGATTGGATTCTGGTGCTTTTAACACCTCCGCCGCAGGTCTGGGAGATTTCCACTTCAGGGTCTCCCAGACAGGAGCAAGGCGCGTTGGTGCGCGATGATCCTTGCGGACGGACATGGATTGCTATTCCAAGCGGATATTCGGGACTTCAGGCGCGGACTCCACGGGCGGAGTTTCTGCTGGAGCTTCCGACACAGGTTCTGCGACCGGCTCTACAACTGATTCGTTTGCGGGCGTTTCTGTCGTGGCTTCCGCAACTGGGTCGGTTGCTGGGTCGGCAACTGGGTCGGTTGGGGCCTGTGGCTGTGTCAGGATCGGAGGGCGAGGGTCACTAGCGCGGAACCAAGCCTTGATTGCGGCCTTCTCGTCCTCGAAGTTGGCACCTGCCTGATCAAGGGCTGCTTCAACGCGATCCCACGCGGAACTGGCGTCGGCGTGTGCCGCTGAGTCGCGCATGATGATGTGCTCAAGGGCCTTGAACCCCGAGAGCATAGTGTAGCCAAAATTGGCGACGTGATTCTTGATCTCGCCAAAGATGTGGTGAGTGTTGGCTTTTTCGAGGGCGGCGACGTACTCAGGAGGGAGTCCAGAACCACTCAATAGCTGCTCTGGGGCTTCCTGTACGGGCTCGGCTGGCCCGGGAGATGCGGCGGCACCGAAGTTGCCTTCGACGACGTTGGTTGGCTGCTCTGGAGCCGTGGCGGTTTCTTCAGACATGGGTATGGATGTGTTTGTTGTTTTTTATGCTCCGAACGGCGACTTTGTGACGCGTCCGAAATTGTTCTCGTGGTTGGGGCGAGTGAAGCCCTTACCCATGGATGGGCCAGATACCTTTTTTGGTTTCACGGCAGAAGGGTTGACGGCATCGGGCTTCATGGCTTTTGCTGGCTTTTTAGCCTTGGCGGGATGAGCGAAGGTTCCGAGGTTTTGGAGTGGGTTTTTTGGAGGCATGGGGTTTAGCGGCGGCGGGCTTGGCGTTGTGCGACTTCAGACATTGCTGCTTCAGCAATATCAACAGCTTCCTTAGCGATGTCTTCGCGGGTAGCTTTCTCGTCGATAGAGCATATCACACCGGGAAGGGCGGCGGCAGTAAAAACGTGAAGGCAGCTCATCCCTGTGTTTCCGGGGCGAGGGGGATTTTCTTCATCGCCGGGAAATGGCAGGAGAGGGAAGGCGGGAAAATTAGCTGGCTTGATCATGATTGATTGTGTGGTTTTTGAGCGCGTCAATTTCTTTACCTTGATCCTCGCGGATGTCAAGTATCAAGCCTTTGAGGGTTGCTACGGCGTGGTGGTCTTTTCCGTGATAACCTTTCTGCGCAGAGTATTCGTTATAGATCATCGCAATCAACCGCTCGCGCATGTCATCAAGACCATTCTGGTATGCGCGGTCGTATTCCGATTGATTTATTCGCTGATCCATGCAAGAGCGGATACAGCGATTGTATTACATTGTCAAGCGTCATTTCTCGACGGCCCGGGCTTACGCTCCAGCATGTCGGATGTCACGAATACGAGATGATAGCGATTGAGGTAGCGATCGGGAGGCAGTATGAGATGAAATCCCTCCTCTCCGGTCTTCGCGCAGATGCCCTTGCTTTTAAGGACGCCCTTGTATCCAAGCAGGTCTCCCTTGGTGATGGTGGCC